TGTTTACAAATCTATTGAAAGGAGGCCATCATTATGCCTAAAAATAATGAAACTAAGTTTGAAGATTACTTTAATCTTCCAAATCCTGGCTTACGGTCTTATTTTGACATAGTCAGAAAAGGACAGCCAGACGAATTCCGTACTACCTTCGCCAAAGGTAGCAGTGTCCAGACTGTTCTGGACGATTGGAGTTCCACACTTGAGTCGATCACTGACAAGTGGCCAACTCTTGTGGACTTCGAAAACGACCTAAAGGCTAAGGTCGGACCGATGTCAATTATGAAGCCTCTGGAGGAAAGGCTCGAAGACATTGATCATTACTACGACGATATTCTCCTAAAGTCGGAGCCTGTATCTGACAGCGCTATTAAAGCAGTTCTGAGTGAATTTAATAGCATTAAAGGTCTGCGAGTTAGAAGTCAACAGCGTACCGTTGATTTAATGAAGAAGTCAACTAACTCAGGATCTCCGTACTTCACCAAACGCAAGGCAGTCACTAAGAAGACACTTTATTGTGCCAGCCAAGTTTCTGATTCTGACCCTCTCCTGGTCAGTTCAGTTCTCAACATGAAGGAAGAGAGTGCTAAGCATTTTCTTTCTGCAGCAGAAATGCGAAACAGAGAGGAATGGCTCGATGCCGCTGTGTTAGGTTGGAGAGGCCAAGAAGGCGGACCAAAAGACGAAGATGTAAAACAGCGTGTGGTTTGGATGTTTCCATATGCAGTTAACATCAACGAATTGCAAGTTTACCAACCGCTAATTGAATCATGTCAGAGGTTCAATTTGGTTCCTGCTTGGGTTAGCATGGAATCAGTCGACCAGCGTATCACGCGTATGTTTGATACAAAGGGTGTGGACGACGTGGTTATTTGCACAGACTTCAGCAAGTTTGACCAACATTTTAATGCAGACATGCAAAAGGCAGCAAGATCCATCCTTGCTGGTATCCTTACACCTGGTGCCGGTTATTATTGGTTAAACTATGTATTCCCCATTAAGTATGTGATACCCCTCGCATACGACTACGGTAAAATCCGTGTTGGTAAGCACGGTATGGGAAGTGGTTCTGGCGGAACCAATGCAGATGAGACTCTAGCCCATCGAGCTCTCCAGTATGAGGCTGCACTCAGCAATCACGCCAAACTAAACCCAAATTCACAGTGCCTTGGTGATGATGGAGTTCTCACCTACCCTGGCATAACTGTGGAAGATGTAATGCGTTCATATACTAGTCACGGGCAAGAAATGAATGAGAGCAAGCAGTATGTGAGCAAACAGGATTGCGTGTATCTCCGTAGATGGCACCACATTAATTATAGAGTCAACGGAGTATGCGTAGGTGTCTATTCAACCTATCGTGCTCTTGGTAGGCTGATGGAACAAGAAAGGTACTATGATCCCGATGTATGGTCAGCAACGATGGTTGCATTGCGACAACTTTCCATTATAGAGAATGTGAAGTACCATCCTCTGAGGGAACAGTTCGCAGACTTTTGCATGAAAAGGGATAAATACAGACTAGGACTGGATATCCCAGGTTTCCTTGACAATGTCTCCAGCATTGCTGAGGGGGCTACCGAGCTCATGCCTGACTTTCTTGGTTATACGAAGAGTATGACTAAGGACCAGACTGGCTTAGACAGCTGGTGGATAGTTAATTATCTGAAGTCAAAGAGATAACTTCGGGATGGTGCTTTAAACCATAGGTCGTAT